GTCAGATTGTACTACTTCAGTCAGGCAGAAGTCTGAACTGAATTGGTATCCTCCTGTTCGAGTTGCGCCGTCACTGCACGTAGTGCATACTGGACCCATCGGTTGAAGGGAGCTATCATTTCGCTCCTCATCTGCTTCTGGGCACGGTAAACCGCATACGCTGCAGTCGCGGACGCATGTGTCAACGTTTTGGAGATTTTGTCGTACTCCAGGTTGACCGTCTCGGAATAAAAACTCCCGCTCTGACCCTCCAGATATGAGATCACATCTGAAGGAATCTGAGTTAGGAGAATCCGATCGGGATCCTGAAGCATGAACATATTGTCCCCATTTGTTGAGGCAGGCGAGTTCGTTTCCATCTATACTATCCTTTCTTTTGATTGGATCGTAATGTAGCCGCTTTTGTTTCCAACACTGCAAATCTCGATCATATTTGAGATCTGTCGTGAAAAGAAAACTAAAGTGAGCTATACCCGAACCGAGTTTTCTCGTTTTAGGTATGGTACGTCTCACCACTCGACTGAGCATCGTACGTATTGCTTGGGCCGTTTTCCACATTCCCTTCATATAGAAGAGATCTGCGGTAGCGTTCCAACTCAATACTTCTTCTGCTCCCCAGTGTCGTGAATCATCATACGGTACTGTTCTGGCGTATACGGGTTTAACCGAAACGCCGTTATAGTAATCCGCACCACAAGACTCCCGGAAATTACTAAACCGGAAAGACTTGTTGATGTTAACTTTGAGAGCATAGCTCTCTAAGTAGTTCACGACAACGTCCGTATACTCTACAGGGATAATAATATCATCTCCGTAGATATCAATTGATCTGCTATAATCACGGATCGATTGTGAACTCGGACGCCTCCCATCGAGTTGGTGCATTGCCGACTGAATAAGGGTGTAAAACACCATTGCTTCTACAGGAAAGCACAATGCTGATCCCATAGATGCAAACTTAAACAGGACAATGTTCCTTCCGTTAGGAAGAGTAGCATGCAACGACCGAGAGTCTTCCAAGTAAGGAAGAAGCCCTGAGGTCTTGAAGATACGTTGGACTAAGTGCAAATGCACTCGGTCCGAAGCATCTTTCAGGTCTAGCGTAGCTAGTCGTTTGTCTATGCTGCTACTGTAAGCGAGTCTCTGATTAACGTCTTGACGGGTAAACCGTATTGAACGTTTAGTCAGGCTATGCATCTCCAAAATCCTATATACATAGTCCTTCACGGACTGCTGCATAAATTGGACATTTGAAGGTTCTATAGCAATGACTCGTGGCGCCGTCTGCGTTTTTGGAACAAATACTACACGTACGGGAAGTTCATCCCTGAGCGTGCAGTAGTTGACTCCTTCTTCGCTTCCGGTACCTTCTCCATCAAGTCCGAACCTGGCTGCGATTCCGTAATTGGAATAACAGTGGAGGTCGGAGGGGAAGGTAAGTTCCGATCTATGGTACCACTGACTGATGCGATGCCTCTCGTTAGAGAGACGACGATCAGCAGTGACACCAGGGCCGTGATGACAAACAAAATCAAGGTAATCAGGCTCAGGAAAAACCTGAGACCATAAGATTCCAGAGATTTTATCAAGGAAAATATCCTTTCTCTCAACTTGAGAGGTCATCTCGCGGAGCTCGCCTTCTATTGCAAGAAACTGTGCTATGGCCTTCCTTTCTCGGGAAGGCGTACAGCCAATCTTTAGCTTCTTAAAGGAGCGACAGATTTGCCTTATCCACATAATGGCATAAGGACAGACTTCAGGCAATAGCCTACCATCTACCGTGAACACACGTTTGAAGAAACCTCCGAGAAATCGGGGGAGACTTCCTTGCCTACTAAATTGAGTAGGGCAAGTGAACGTACCACTCTCTAAGCCTCTTTCGAGAGCATCAGAGAGCAGCGGAGCAGTTATCGTTAAAAATGATAACCCTTCGTGTTCACATCGACGCTCGATACACTGAGCGTCGCGTTCTACGGACAAGTCTAGGTCCAATGCTGCATCCTGCAGCATGGCCTTGACGAGCATGGTCGGTCTTTTCACTGTTACCTCCATTTAAATGAGGGAAACAGGACCGTCTAACGCTAACTCCGACAATTAGCCGGAAATACGTGGAGTTAATTAAAACTCACCACCGAGAACCTTGTTGTAATTGGCCGAAGAAAGCCAAGTCTTCAAGGCATCGATCACGTATCCGATCTCAACGTCCGTGAAAACGCCGTTGCGAGGCTCGTCTACCACTAGGTAAACAGAGAATCCCGCTTCAGCGTTAACAGCCGAAATCGGATCTGCCGCAATCTTAGACTGCGACAGACGGACTTCACGACGAAAGCGCTTTGCAGAAATATTCTGCTTAGTAAGCATCGTCGTTTTACCGTCAGCAGAGGTATACGTATTCTGAGTTGGACCTTGATTGGTCCGCGGCAGAGAAGTAGCCACTGCATTAATGGTGACGGATTGAGGATCAGTAAGCATTAGAAGCTCCTTAAGTTTACGCCGTTGACACCATACAGAATACAACCTGTATGACTTATTGTTAACTTACCGTACTCGAGACAGCCCTAATGCCCCAAGAATGGCTAGTTGTGACGCGGTCAGACTATTCTGATTCGTGTCAATCCCAAACGGGTCTCCCATCAACCTCGTCTTCGTTATTTGACGAGAGATTGATGAGAGGGCGATTGGCGTGTTGGTATACGAACTACTTCCAGGTAAATACGATTTGAGGGTAGCCTTGACATCATATGTCTTGGTACTACCAGCTTCTCGCATAACATAGAAGTAATCAGCAGCCAACCTATCTGCAACTCCGGGTTCCATGTTAGCAATAACATTCCCGACGTTAAAGAACCAATCGTTTAGCCAGGACCAAGGAATAGCTTTGTAGACAACAAGAGGACTAACGTATAAGCCGTAAATACGGCGTAACATTTTCCTCGTCCACTCAACTTCTCCCGGTCCGTCTGGAAGATGATATCGGAAACGGGCACTTGCCCATACCTTATCGTTACTCCAGACTTTCTGAATCCATGTAGGTTGCGTCGTATAAAACTGCGTCGCAAGCGTAGGGGTTAAAGCCCCGTATGCAGTCCCTGAGGACTCCACTGGATCAGAAACAGTTTCGGCAAGAGTAACTCTACGCCGAACTGGCTTACCGTTATGTCGCAGGAGCCACAAGAGACGACTCTGAGCTTTTCGTTGAGTTTCAACGAATTTCAGCGTATCTTGTAGCAAAGGTAACCATCCAAATTGTAGAGCAAGGTGATAATTACCAAGCTCATGCAATCTGTTAAAATGGAACCTTTGTCTAAGCATTCCCGGTATATCTTTCAACTCGTAAATTGAGTTTGCCAGAGACATCGAGGGCTTAGTGGGCTTCATCCTGTTGTATGCATCCGCCGCATAACCGTGGCCATCTGGAGCTATGGAATTTATTCCATATGCAGCAATATTAGCTGCCCAGATACCGTCATAGACGGTGTTAGCCGAGTTTTGCGATCGATCCCAGCGCTGATTCGGGGTTACCCCCCAATCAGTCGTGGCTTCTCTAATGATTAGAGCGCCACCAACATTTCTGTCGCTAGGAAAGTCCGGATAACCGTAATGACCCTTAGAAAGGTCAAGAGACTTCAGGGAGTTCCGAATTGGAACTACCGGTCGACTCCACACGGTCCCACCAACGTTCCAGTATAGTCCCTGTTGGGATATTACAGAAGATTGAGTGGGCATACAGACATAACTCCTTAGGGAAACGGAGTGTTCCGTAGAACGTGGGTG